TATTCACTACAAATGTGGCACCAATCCAGTTATTGAGTTAAAAGACGGAGACACCAACGGTGCCGTTAAGCTTAAACTGGGGTTTGCCAGCAATACTGATGACAACGTTTATTTACCTGACGAAGGGATGTTATTTAGTGACGGGTGTTTTGCCGTACTGACTAACGTCACCAACATAACGGTATTTTACAATTGAGGTAGTTATGGAAACGAAAGTAGCTACTCTTAAAAAAATAAAACCCGTTAAAAGTAATAAAAAATCAGCAAGTCATGATAGGGACATTATGAAAATAGCAGAAGTTCTTTCCAAGCTAGATAAGCATGAAGCTGAGTGTAACCTAAGATATCAAATGATTGAAGAAAAGCTGGCTGATCAAAAGCAAACGCTAAAAGGTTTAGATATTAAAATTTGGGGGCTTGCTGTATTGATAATAATCGCACCCCTAGTGCATAAGCTATTGGCCTAGTCATGTATGACGCTTTCTTCAGTGACCCCGTTGAGGCGAAGATTGTAAAAGAAATAAAACTCTGGTCCTCAGACGTTTTAGAAAAACCAAACTCCTACTTTAATAATTTACCTGCTTGCCCCTATGCCCGAGGGGCGTGGTTAGGCGATAAGGTGGCTATTATATTTAAGTATGAAGAAGGTTATCAAAGTGTGTACTCGTGCATCTCACAGTTCGACGACGTGTATGACGTTGCCCTTATCATTGACATGAGCAACTCCAAAACTCCTGAAGAATTTCACGACTATCTAGACGACTTAAATAAAGTGGTGTCTCAAGGCATGTTTATCGACAAAGACATGTGGTTGATGGGCTTTCACCATGAAGATGAAGCCAGTGATTTTGTGGGCGAGTTAGATTTTGATCCATCGGTAGAAAACCCCTACTCTATAATATTTATTCAGCGATTATCTAAGTTACAACAAGCGGCTGACAAGTTGAATAAAAAAGGCTATTATGATACATACGATGCAGAACATAATGCACGTCAAATTTACCAAGTAAGAGAAACTTTATATAGGAAGCTCCAAAATGGCTATGAAACCAAAGAAAGTTAGTTCTTCAGCAAAGAAACCTGTTAAGCGTATGCGTGGCGGCGGTATGGTTGCTATGAAAGAACCTGTTAAGCGTATGCGTAGCGGCGGCATGGTTAAGCCTGCTAAAAAGAAAAAGTAGGGCCTTGTAATGCCAAGTAAAGGGCTTTATGCCAACATCCACGCTAAGAAAAAGCGAATTGCAGCAGGGTCGAAGGAGACAATGCGCAAGGTTGGGTCACCCGGTGCCCCAACTAAAAAAGCGTTTGTAGCATCAGCTAAAACGGCTAAACCCGTTAAGAGAAAGACACGCACTGCGTAGGTAAAAGCTATGGCTACATCTGAAAGTAAAGACTTTGAGTTAGACGTTGCAGAATATGTCGAAGAGGCATTTGAGCGATGTGGGCTAGAGGTCCGAACAGGTTATGACTTAAAATCTGCCAAGAGGTCTTTAAACCTTTTGCTTGCAGACTGGGCTAACCGTGGCCTTAACCAGTGGACCATTAAGCAGCGTACTGTTGCAATGGTTGACGGTACAGGTAACTACCCTTTAACCGCGGATGTAATTGATATTTTATCTGTCGTTGTGCAACGATCTGGAACTGATTACTCGTTGATTCGTTTAAGCCGAGATGGTTATTTAAGTATACCCAACAAGGCAACGAAAGGTAGAGTTAATCAATTCTTCTTGGATAGGCAAGTTACGCCTAACTTAAAGCTTTGGCCTGTGCCTGATAACAGCACTGATGTTGTGTACTATGACGCTTTAACCCGAATGGATGATGCGGACATATACACTAACACGATGGACTTACCTTTTAGGTTTTACCCTTGTTTAGCGGCAGGTTTAGCTTATTACCTTGCTTTAAAACGTGCTCCAAACCGTGTTGAAATGCTTAAAGCCCTATACGAAGAAGAGTTTGAAAGGGCTGCTGTAGAAGATAGGGACCGTTCGTCCTTTAACGTGACCCCTGTATACAGGAGAGTTTGACAATGGGTAAGTTTGCGTCTGGAAAAAAAGCATACGCCATCTCGGACCGTTCGGGCTTTCGTTATCCTTACAGGGTAATGAGGAAAGAATGGAACGGGTTATTGGTGGGTCCTGACGAATTTGATCCTAAGCAGCCTCAATTAGGGCCTTTTCGTAAGGTTTCTGATCCACAAGCTTTGCAGAATGCCCGTCCTGAAACGAATCTTGCCGTACAACGCAATATTCAATGGAGTTTTGATCCAGTAGGTGGGTGGGCAGATAACGATTACAGCCCCCCTAACCGCCTTATATCAACAGGTTCGGTTGGAACAGTGACGGTGACTACATGAGTTTTACATTGGATCAGCTAAAACAAGCTATTAGAGACTATACAGAGAACGATGAAACGTCTTTTGTAAGCAATTTGCCGTTATTTATTCGTCAAGCAGAGGAAAGAATCCTTAAAAGTGTTCAGTTAAGCCTGTTTAGAAAGAATGTAAGCGGTGCCATGACTCTGAATGACAAGTTTTTAGCGGCACCTAGTGATTTCTTAGCTCCTTTTTCTTTATCTTATGTAGACAGCACAAACAATCACGTTTTCTTAGACTTTAAAGAGCCTGATTTTGTTCAGACCTTTAATCCTATTTCGGCTACGGCTGGAGACCCGCGATTTTACGCTACTTTTGATATTAATAACTTTATCTTGGGTCCAACCCCGAATAGTGCGTACAGCGTAGAGCTACATTATTTTTATCGTCCTGCAAGTTTGACCGCGGGCGCCGATAGTGGCGTAACATGGCTTAGTACAAACGCTGAAATCGCTTTACTTTATGGGTGCTTGATAGAAGCATACATTTATATGAAGGGTGAACCCGACATGATGGCCATGTACGACAAACGGTTTACCGAAGCCATTGGCGGTTTGAAATTACTAGGCGAAGCCAAAGAAGTGACCGATGAATACCGCACTGGACAACTTATAAGGCCTAAACAATGAGTAATGCAGCCCTACAGATGGACACAAACTCGGTGGAAGTACACACCACCAGTGGAAGAGGTTTTACTCCAGAGGAAATTGCGGAGCGGTGTGCGAATAAGATTATCGCCATTTCAGATGACGCAAACCCTGCTATTAGGGCCCAAGCTCATGCCTTTCGTGGGCAACTGCTTAAAACATTAGAATTTTACATGCACGAAGCTATCAAATCAGATAGAACTACGATGCATAACGCGTTAACCGAAGCAGGACAATTAGAGCTTGCTAACTATATAAGGAGACTGTGACATGGCTTTTACAGGAAACTACATGTGCACCAGTTTTAAGAAAGAATTAATGTACGGTGCTCATGACTTTGACGCTTCAAGCGGTGATGTGTTTAAGATAGCACTTTATACAAGCTCTGCTACGATGAATGCAGACACCACTGCGTATGCAACCACTAATGAAGTAAGTGGCACAGGGTATACTGCAGGAGGCGAAAATTTAACTGCGGTAGATCCTACGTCTTCTGCAACTACGGCTTTGACTGATTTTATAGACGAAACGTGGGCAAACTCTACGATTACGGCTAGAGGCGCGTTAATTTATAACAACACGCCCAACACTACTTCAATATCTCTAACCAAACCCGCCATATTGGTTTTAGATTTCGGGTCTGACAAGGTTGTAAACTCTGGGAATTTCACCGTAGTGTTCCCAACGGCTGATGCCGCCACTGCTATTATTAGGATTGCATAATGAACGTTGCAGTAACGGGAGTATCCGCCACAGCAAGCGTGGGACAAATCTGGATGAGTATTGTGCCTATTCAAAACCCAAGCTGGACAAACATAGTACCGTGAGGAATTAAAAATGCCTAGTACATATACAGTCAACCTCGGTATTGAGAAACCAGCTACTGGTGAACAATCTGGAACGTGGGGCGAAACGGTTAATGACAACTCTAATATTTTAGACGAGGCTATTAACGGTGCAGTCGTAATAACTTTATCTTCTGCGGGCTCGTCAGGCTCACCTAATACAATAGCTATTACCAACGGCGCTTCTTCTACTGGACGTAACAAATACATTGAATTTGCAGACGGTGGAGATTTAGGCGCGTCTGTTTATGTAACACTTACCCCTAATGACGCTGAAAAACTATGCTTTATACGCAACAGCTTAACGGGTAGTCGATCCATATTTATTTTTCAAGGCACATACAACACAAGCAATGATCTTGAAATTGCCGCGGGTACCGATGTGCTCGTTAAGTTTGATGGCGGCGGTTCAGGTGCGAAGGCCGTTAACGTTTACTCAAATCTGGCTGTTGACGGAATTAATGTCGCGGGCTTAGTTGAGTTTAACTCTTTATCGGGCACTGGGTCCGTAGCAATAACAGACATTCTTGATCAAGATAATATGTCGGGCAATAGTGCCACTGCATTAGCCACGCAACAATCTATTAAAGCCTATGTTGACGCAAATACGGGCGGCAATCTAGCTGAAGTATTGAATAACGGCAACACCACTACGACCAATCAAAAAATACAATTCCGAGACTCAGGGATTTTTATTAACTCAAGTGCTGATGGTCAGTTAGACATTGTTGCAGACACTGAGATCCAACTTGCTGCAACCACTTTGGACATTAACGCCGCTATTCAAGCTGATGGCACCGTAACGGTAGGTGTTAACGACACGGGGTATGATGTTAAGTTCTTTGGCGCTACTTCTGGCAAGTCTCTTCTTTGGGACGAGAGTGCTGATACCCTAGTTGTTACGGGTACGTTAGATGTTAATGGTGCAGCCGATGTATCAGGTAACTTAATAGTAGGTGGTGACCTTACTATAACTGGCGATGATCTGGTTATGGGAACCAACACGGCAGGAATGCTTCTTGTTGCTGATGGCACAAATTTTAACCCCACGGCGGTAGCGTCTTTAGTAGAGATTAGCACCGCTGCAGCGGACGACCTTTTTATAGCTATAGATGCTTCGGGCGGTAATCTTAAAAAGATGACTCGAGCAACTGTTATTGCAGGCACAGGCTCAAGCGGCGATTTATCTGCTGTGGTAGACGATACCTCTCCACAATTAGGTGGAAACCTAGACATGAACGGCAAAGACATTGTTACAACGTCTAATGCTACTATTGATCTAGCGCCTAACGGCACAGGTACTGTAGTTGTACGAGGTAATAATAATTCAGGTGCGATTGTATTCAACTGCGAGAGTAACAGTCACGGTCAAAAAGTATTTGGCCAACCTCACTCCGCTTCTGTGACCAATACGCTCATGTTGCCAGCGGGCGCTAACTCAACTTTATTGTCACGCGTATCTACTGACACACTAACAAACAAAACTTTAACCTCTCCTAAAATTAATGAAAACGTGGCAGTAACTTCAACGGCCACCGAGTTAAACATTCTTGACGGGGTTACCGCTACTACTGCAGAGTTAAACATCCTTGATGGGGTTACAAGTACTGCGGCAGAGTTAAACATTCTTGACGGTGCAACGGTAGTAGTAGCTGAAATCAATGCTTTAGACATTGGCTCCACAGCTATTGGTACGGCTGTAGCCTCTAAGGCTGTCATACTAGATGCGAATAAAGACTACACAGGCGTTCGTAATCTTACTATAACGGGGGAGTTGGACGCAGCGACTTTAGACATTAGTGGAGCAGTAGACATCGATGGTGCTGTTCAAATTGACTCTACTGTTACAGTAGGTGTTAACGACACGGGTTATGACGTTAAGTTCTTTGGTGCTACCTCGGGCAAGTCTCTTCTTTGGGACGAGAGTGCAGATAGTTTAATTATTGCAGGCACGTTAGACGTGGCGGGAGCAGTTGAGTTTAATTCTTTGTCGGGCACAGGTTCGGTTAGCATTACGGACATTCTTGATCAAGACAACATGTCAGGCAACAGCGCCACGGCGTTAGCCACTCAACAATCCATTAAAGCTTACGTCGATGCTAACGGAGGAGGTCCTTCACTTGGAACAAATTCTGTTATACGCACTAATGCAAAGGTGATAGCCGAAAACATTACATTCGCAGGTAACGAAAACGGGTCTACCGTAGGCCCTGTTACTGTAAACGCGAGTTATACTGTTACAGTAACAAACGGTTCAACGTGGGTCATTCTTTAAGGAAATATCATGCCAATTACAATTAAAAATACCGCAGGCGGTGGTGTAACATTAGATTCCACTACCTCCAATAACGAGACAGTTAACCTACCTACGGGCGGCGGTAATCTTATAACCACTACTGGTGCTACGTTTACAGGTAATGTTACACATAACGACGGAGTGCAAGCGAAGTGGGGAACAAGTGGTGATTTCTCAATCAGGCACGATGGCAGCAATACTTATCTTCAAGATGCAGGCTCTGGCGATTTAATAATTAAATCAAACGGAACAAACGTAAAAATAATTGGCGATAACGATGAAGATATAGCAAGGTTTACATGGAATGGATCAACACAGCTTTATTATAATGGTTCTAAGAAAATTGAAACAACAGCAACAGGTGTTGCTGTAACTGGTGGCATTGCTTTAGGCGGCACAGGTGCAGCCAATACGCTGGATGATTATGAAGAAGGGAATTGGACGCCAGCCGATACAGGCGGTGGCACATTAGCTGTGCTGGATTCACGCTACACAAAAATAGGTAGATTAGTTCACTTAACCGCATACATTCAATTTACTGGAATT